TGCCAGCATTGCGGAATCTGAAGAGGAAGATACAAATGCTATTCTTTCGTTCTTTTCTGGTTTAGCTGATAATGTCGCATCTATGGTCGATGCAGCAAGAAATATGCTCAGCACTTTGGTTGATGCAGTGGCAGTGCTGCTCATAACTAGCTGCATAATTCCAGTAATAACTCTTCTATTGTTTTTGCAAGCAATAAGAATTGCATTGAATGCTGATATACCGACCAGAAAACTGGCTCTTCTTATTCCACCAACAAAGAGGGATTATCAGCATATTAGAGATGTGAGAGCTGACCAAAACGTTTCGGAATAATCGAATGGAGATCTTATGAGCAGAAGAATGTTTGATACAAATGGTGATGGGAAGCTCGATTCCATCGAAAGAGCAGCAGAAATGATGTTCATCGAAGAAGTCATAGAGAGAGAGGAAGCAGAAAGCGAAAGGAGATCCTCGTCACGAGTATTGAGACAGGGGAAATCCAAATCTGCTCCAACTGGTATCTCTTTCGCTGGTAAGCCACTGTATGACGCGACTAAAGACACGCCAGGTATCACTATTATAAAATCTTTGCTTGTTATCGTATTATGCATTTCAGGATTTGCAATTCCCATTGTTTTGGATCTAAATGATTTAGGAATGGCAATATGCCTCTTTGGTGGCGTGGCGCTCAGTATGATGATTATGAAGAATACATAAGATTCTGTGCTGGAATTGTAAACCATTCGTAATCTGTTGTGGGAAACAGAATCTGTCCGTCTACAGAGTGAAACAGCTCCAATTCAAGAAAGGCGAAAGCATGGGCATATTCTTCGGAAATAAGAGACGCAACATCCGTGCTTGGGAATATGCGTTATTTGAGGGAAAGAACGATTATTTTGCATTTCCCGATGTTGCGCTGTATGAAAAGCTGACGGAGACTCAGATTGAAAATGATTGTCGTATCATTCTGGAAAGTGCAAAAGTTATCGCTCAGACAGATGATCCTAAGGTATCAAAAGGTAGGCAAAAGCTGATCAAGGAGCGCTACAAGCACCTGATGACACTGAAGCCATTTGCAGACCGGTTGCAGCGTGCATTGATCAAGGAAGCAGAACAGGCTTATAAGAAAGTCTAACGAGGCACACCTATGAAGTGGGAAGATTACTACGATCGATTCTGGGATTGGGCCGAAAGCACACAGATCAGCCGAATATCAACGTTGACTGATTTCACATCCTCCGCTGAGGTTGTTGAAATTGCCAATGAGTTCTTTGATGAAAAGAATTCTACCCGTCTGGTAAAACGCGCCATGCAGAACGGAATACGCTTTACACCGGCTGAGATTATCGAGCTCGGTGGCTGCCTGACGGAAGAGGTGTTCAATGAGACTATTCGCCGTTGCCGGGGGCAGTTCACTGTAGAGCAGTACGAGGAACTGGAAGGTCTCTGCTTTGATGAAGAGCTGCTCGAAGCTGTGGCCAAAGCAGGCGACATCCATCGTGAGTTCGACGAGCCGCTCCCTGAACCAAAGGTGGCTGTGGTGCAGCCGGTGAGAAAAGGAACAGGCTTCTTTGCTGCTCTGCTTGGCTTTACTTCGAATATTGGATCCAAACGTACTCACATGGGACGCTGCACAGGAGATTGCTCCAGTTGTCCTGCGCATTATGGCTATCGGTATGGCCGTTGGTATTACGGGCATCATCATTCACATGGTTGCGAGTTTGGCGGCAATGATTGCAGTGGAAAGCCATAAACTAGGAACACTGCATTAACCAAAGCTCAGCATGTAAGGAGTGCTGTGATTGGTCTGCAATGGCTGTGTATCTCATTTAGCTAAACGAGAGTGTGTTACCGAAACCACCGAGCAATAATCAAATTTGAGGAGTATCAATAAAAAGGGAAACAAAAGGGGGAGAGGAGATGTGGTGCACCGAATGAACCGTTATGTTGGTGCTGTTATTTGGAGAAGATCTCCTCCGCAAAGCTCGTATATCAATTTGCTGCCAGTTGTTAGATACTTAAAAGAGAACGAACGTATAAATCTGAATTCGTCAGTTACCTTCCTTGTTGGTGAGAATGGAATCGGCAAGTCAACACTGCTGGAGGCAATTGCAATCAATGCAGGGTTTAACCCTGAAGGAGGAACTAAGAATTTTAATTTCTCGACAAGGGATACGCATTCAGACTTATGTGATTGTATTGCTCTAGCTAAATATGGATATCCCAAAGATGGTTTTTTTCTTAGAGCAGAAAGTGTATATAATGTAGCTAGCAATATCGAGGATCTGGATGAAGAAGGATTCGGAAGACGGATTATTGATAGTTATGGTGGGAGATCGCTTCATAAGCAATCACATGGCGAAAGTTTTCTATCGATCATGGAGAACCGCTTTGGTGGAAACGGTCTATATATATTGGATGAACCCGAAGCGGCTCTTTCGCCTATGCGGCTAATGCGGTTAATGATTAGAATCAATGAATTGGTTAAAGAAAATAGCCAGTTTATTATATCCACGCATTCGCCGATTCTAATGACATATCCGGGTGCGGAGATTCTTGAACTGAACGAACAAGGGCTCCAATCGGTTACTTATAAAGAAACAGAACACTATCAAATGACATTGCGTTATTTACAGAACCCAGAGAAAATGCTGAGATATTTGCTGGGCAATGAGGAAGAATCTTTAGGATAAATAATGAATGGGAGCGTCGCCAGTAATGGTGACGCTTTTTTGATCCTTTGGAGGGTTCGAAACGACCATCTTTCTCCGATATCTTCAGAAGGCAGGCCCAATGAGCCTTCTGGAATGGAGAAGAGCTATGAACCAGCAGCAAAAAGAGCATATTATCAAGCTGCGTACCCAGGGGATCAGCTATGGTCGTATAGCAAAGACACTGGGGGTGTCTGTGAATACTGTCAAATCATTTTGCCGGAGGCAGCAGGATCCGAGGCAGATTCCAGCATCGACACCAGAAAAGAAGCTGATTGAGAAGCAAAATAGCAGATGTCCCAATTGTTCAGCATTACTGATACAGATGCCGGGGCATAGACAGAAACGATTCTGTTCTGAACATTGTAGGCGATCGTGGTGGGCAGCACACCCAGAGGAAGCGAAGAAGGAGACTTGGAGGAGCACAACGTGCTACCAATGCGGCAAGCGTTTTTCGTATTACCGGAATAGGAAACGTAAGTATTGCTCTCAGCGATGCTACCAGCAATATCGTATTGAGATTGGTGGTGGTGCGCGTGTATGACGAGACTGACCTGATGCACTACATGGCGGCAATGAACATCGTTCGCCAATGGCTCAATGGCGAAATGATTACAGCTGCAGACTACGCGCAAATTGATACAATCGTGGCCGAAAAGTTTGGTATCCCATCTCGGAGCATATGGCGCGAGAATAACTTGATAATCTTCGGCACTAACGGTAATATGCCACCTACGAAAGGAGGTATAACTGTTGGAACGCATTGTTGAACTTATCAAGCCTCTAAAGCTGGTTGAAATTGTACGGAAGCGGGTTGCTGCATACGCCCGCGTTTCGACCGGTAAGGACGCGATGCTCCAGTCGCTCTCGGCGCAGGTTAGCTATTACAGTAGCATGATTCAGCGAAATGATGAGTGGGAGTTTGTTGCTGTGTATGCGGATGAAGATTGCACCGGCACCAAAGAGAATCGCCCAGAGTTCAAGAAAATGCTCGAGGATTGTCGGTCGGGTAAGATCGATATGATCATTACCAAGTCGATCAGCCGCTTTGCGAGAAACACAGTCACCCTGCTCAACACGGTGCGTGAGCTGAAGCGGATCGGTGTGGCGGTCTACTTTGAGGAACAGAAGATCAACACCCTGACGGCAGACGGCGAACTGATGCTGACAATTCTCGCGTCTTATGCCCAGGAGGAAAGCCTATCAGTAAGCGAAAACTGCAAGTGGCGTATCCGCGACAAGTTTGCTGAGGGGCAATCCACCTCGTTCAACATGTATGGCTATAGGCTGGTGAACGGAGAAATCCGGATTGTTCCTGAAGAGGTTGAGCTTGTAAGGTGGATTTTCGATGCATACCTGAAAGGGTATGGTAAGCAGGCAATCTGCAACATGCTCCAAGCAACGGGCGTCCCTGGGCGGATCGGAGGAGAGTGGGTACCATTCACGATTTACAGCATGCTTCGCAATGAAAAATACGCTGGGGATCTGCTCTTGCAGAAGAGCTTTGTCGAGGATCATCTGACCAAGAAGCATCGCAAAAATAGGGGTGAGATGCCAAAGTACTTCATCGCAGATAATCACGAGCCGATCATCGACAGGGAGACATTCTTAAGGGTACAGGAAGAGATAAAGAAGCGGGCTGAGTACTATCAGCATCCGCAGGGTGAGACGAGTGAGTTTACCTCGAAAATCAAATGTGGGATCTGCGGAAAAAGCTACCGCCGGTGTACGACCAAGATAAGGAAAAAATGGTCTTGTGCGACGTACATCACGCGCGGGAAAAAGAGCTGTTCATCAAATTCGATACCAGAAACAACATTAAAAGAAGTGTGCGCTTTGGCATTGGGCCTGCCGAGCTATGATGCGGAAACAGTAAGATTCCGTATTGAGTTCATTGAGGCTTTGCCAGAGCGTACACTTCGTTTTCATTTGAGGGATGGGACTTCTTACGAACTCCAATGGGAGTGGCCAGCGAGAGGCGAGAGTTGGACAGAAGAAATGAGAGAAAAGGCGGCAGAGAGAGCGAGGGTACAGAATGCAAGGAAACTTGGTAAGGCGTAAGGTTCAGGTAATCCCGGCGGCACCGAGGGTTCAGCTGTTGCAATCGGACATCACGCCGGTTCAGTTGTTGAAGGTTAGTGCATACGCACGTGTTTCGACCGATCAGAAAGAGCAGCTGACGAGCTACGAAGCCCAGGTCGATTATTACACGCGACTGATTAAGAGTAAGGCTGAGTGGCAGTTCGTTGGGGTATATACAGACAAGGGCATAACCGGTACCAACAGAAAAAAGCGCGACGGCTTCAATCGAATGATCAAGGATGCGCTGGACGGAAAAATCGATATGATCATCACGAAATCAGTCAGCCGCTTTGCCAGAAACACAGTGGATACGCTTACGACGATTCGTGAGCTCAAGAGTCATGGCGTCGCGGTTTACTTTGAAGAGCAGAATATCAATACATTGGACGGCAAGGGTGAGCTACTGATTACGATCATGGGCAGTTTGGCTCAGGAAGAAAGCCGTTCGATTTCGGAAAACGTCACCTGGGGCATGCGTAAGAGATTCTCGGATGGAAAAGTTAGCATGGCATATAAACATTTTCTCGGATATGAAAAGGGGAAAGACGGATTGCCGAGTATCGTCGAAGAAGAAGCTCAAATCATACGCTATATCTATCGATTGTTCCTTGCGGGAAAAACGGGAGCCGGAATCGCCAAAACGCTTGAGGGAATGGGTATTCCTTCGCCCACGGGATCAACGAAATGGTCCAATACGACGGTTATGAGTATTCTGCAGAATGAGAAGTATCGAGGTTCAGCGATTCTTCAAAAGACATATACGGTCGATTTTCTGGAAAAGAAGGTAAAGAAGAACGAAGGCGAAGTACCACAGTATTACATTGAGCATAGTCATGAGCCGATCATTGAGCCAGAGGAGTTTGATCATGTGCAGCTCGAACTGAAACGCAGAAGAGGAAATCGAGGGAAATACAGCTCAAAGAGCGTTTTCTCCTCAAGGATCGAATGCGGTGATTGCGGGGCATATTATGGACGAAAGGTGTGGCACTCGAATAGTGAGTACAGGACGGAAAACTGGCAATGCAACGCGAAGTATAAAGGAAAGAAACGATGCACAACGCCCCACCTTAAGGAAGAAGAACTCCAAGCACGGTTTATAAAAGCCTTTAACCAGATCATGGCTGTTCGTGAAGGGGCAATTGAGGCCTGTAAGATCTCGATCGAGGCGGTTTGCGGGTTGGCGCAAATTGACCAGAAGATTCAGACTGCAACGGATGAACTCAGCGTATTGGTTGAGCTTTCCAAGCAAATGATCAAGGAGAATGCGCAAACGGTTCAAGACCAAGAGGAATACCAGACTCGCCATAGCGAAATGATCACTAGGTACAATGCTACGGAAGCACGGCTCAACGAGCTCAACAGAGAGCGGAATCGAAGGATTCAAATGAGGCAGGAGATCGAATGGTTCATGGAGGGCATTGAGGGGAGAGAGGAATTGCTCACCGAGTTTGACTGCAGCCTTTTCGTGGCGGTTGTCGATAAAATGCAAGTTTATCCGGATCGGCGGGTGGTCGTGCGGTTCAAGAATGGTATGGCGATCGAAACAAGAGACGAATAATTCATAGAGAAAAAGACCGGTCAGCATGAAGCTGATCGGCCTTTTAAGTTATGGGTTCTAACTGGATTCCTTCAACGATGCTGTTGACAGCAAAGGCATCTTGCCGTGGCTTGTCATTCTTTTCTGAACAAGAGAACAGGAGTGTCAGCTGGGCATATTCTTGGTCGTTAAAAGGGTTTCTCAGGCGAAGCTCATAGTATTGCTCGTTACCGGCTTTGTATTTGACATGATGACCGTGGATGCCATTTATGGTGACGGGATCAGGTACTTGCGTTTGATCGCCGGTATTTCTGAGAATAGCGCTCAGATCATCAAAGGTTGATCCCTTTGCGGGCGAAGCCTGAATGAATACGTCGTATTCTTTATTGGGAGAAACGAGGCAGAGGCAATTGTCAGCCACAGTATCTGGAGTGGTGTCGAGAAAAAAGCCATCTGGTATGATGAATGACATGCCGGGGATATGAAAACGTCCTTTGCGGTATTGAATCATAACATCACTCTCATAATCAGAATTTGATGAATAGGGTCTCGACTTGTTTTTCTTGCGCGTACTGAATGGTATTCCTAGTCCCACCGGGTTCTCCATTATAAGCTGCGATTAATAGGGCGGAGTGATCGACCATCCAGATATTTCGCTTCTGATAGCAGCCCATGGAGTAGTGAGGTGAGATGACACGAGATAGGTCAGCAGAATCGAGGATTGCGTGATAGCGCCTTTGCCAGTCGATGCTCCAGGAACGCTCGAAATCCGGATGAGGGATTGCGCAGATCAATCGCAAATCTGGGATCGAGCCTTTGCGCTGGATAACGAGCTCGGCTGCCCAAATATCTACACCCTGTGCCATGCCTGTAATGAATGTGCGAAAACCACGCTGAATTGCCTGGTCAATGGCTTCTGCCAGAGCAGCCTTGATGACAGTTTCGCTTTGCCGCAGTTTTCCAGGGCGGTGGCCGGTAAAGCAGCAACGTTTGAGTCTTTTTTCTGCCTCAGATGATGTGTTCATATACTACCTGCCGGATTCATTCCAGACGTTGATAGAGAAAGTTGTATTTGCTGGGGCTCCTGGGATCGTAAAAGAGTAGCTCCCGGGGATGTCAATTTGGTACTTCGCTTGCCCGTTGGCATAGGCAAATGGTGAAAGACTGAACGTTTCAGCGGTCAGGCGAGATGCCCAGATGCTGCGGTCACCCATGGAAGGGGAAGCCTTAATAGTAACAAGCTGGCCTTCGAGTAAGTTGTCCAAAAGGACTTTATGATCACCAGAAACGGTTGCAATGCTTGTTACTTGCTGAACTGGCACAGGGGAAAGCAAAACGAATAGAGCACTACCCAGCAAGCACAATAGCAGCAGAAAGAAACACACACGATAAGAAGAGTGTCTCATAATCTAACTCCTGGGTGAAAGCGGGTGATCACAGACACACAATTAGGGGCTATAATCACTCAGTTGTTCGATTGGGATCACTCAATTATAACATGCGAGGAACTGGATTTGAAGATAGTCGGCCTTGAAAATCACTCAAAGTTTAGATTGTAACCTCTCAGGTGAAAGATTTAATGATAAGGGAAAATCATGTAGAATTAACGTGGGTGGTGATGTTGTGATTGATGTTGCTGAACGCATTAAGGTATTGATGGAAGAGCGTGGCCTGAACATGAATACGCTGGCGAAACGATCGAATCTGTCTTGGAATACGATCAACAATTTTTATTGTCGTGAGACGCTTCCGACGTTGCCGACTCTTGCGTTGATTTGTGACGGCCTTGGCATCACCCTTGCGCAGTTTTTCGATGAGGATGGAGAGAAGGTTACACTGACTGCCAAACAGAAGCATGTTATTGACCAATGGGACATGCTTTCTGATCGAGAGAAGGACGCAATCGAAGAGATGATGGATATCATGATCCAGAATCGTAAACCTGAGTGATGATAAGCTCGAAGTTCATAGACAAAATGGGCGGATACTCGCAGTTCAATGTGAGTATCCGCCTTTTATTATTGCGCAACTTTGTAACTTACGTTTGTGCTGGCATATTGGAGAATATCTTCGGCCTTGTATTTGATATTGAGCCAGTCTCTTAGAATCTGCTGAGGTAGGATAACCGGCATGCGGTTATGGATGAACTCGATGCTGGAGGCTGGGGAACGGGTCAGAATAGAGAATACGGGTGTGCCATTCTCCATGCGGTAGATCCCAGCCATATAGATCATATTCTCGGAGCTGCTTCCAATGGCATATTTAATTCTGCTGCGCCCACGTTTCTCCCACTCGAAATAGTGGCTTGCAGGTATGATGCAGCGGCGCTGCTGTATGCCATCCTTGAAAGTGGGCTTTTCGCTGGCGGTTTCGCTGCGAGCGTTGATCAGCCGGTTGCCATCTGCTGTGGTGTAACCCCACTCCATGGCAAAAGGCGTGGGCTTGAGAGATTTGCTGTTGGCGATCACAGGAACAGTATCGCTGGGAAAGATCTCACCAGAGGTCTTTAAGGTGGTGGGTAGGCTAGAGGGCTTGCGATTAAGGATTTCGATGATTTGCTGGAGTTCTTCAGCCTTATCATCCTCACCCATGAAATAGCGTCCGCACATAAGCAGCCCTCCCTTTATGACACGGTTAAGTCGTGAGCGATGTCGTAGACGGGCACCCCAAGCCCAGAGGCATACTTGCAGTTTTCTGAAGCTGCAGTAGATCCGTCCTGTAGGAGAAAAAGCACATCAGCATTGGTGATCATATAGAGATCACTTGTCTGTGTGCAGCGCAGCGGACAACGATTCAGGCTTGTAACGATATCTGCTTGGTCACACAGGGTTTGAGAAGTTGAAGGCGCATCCGTGTTGGGGGCAGGAGTTGTACGAACGATCTCGAGCAACACATCGCTATAAGCATGGCGCAATGAGATGACAGCTTCAGCCATGTCAGTCTCAAGACCGGGGCGACCGCTGCTGATGAAATGCTTGTAGCCGGATCGGATAAGGTGCTCGATCTGCGATTGCGATGAGGAAGGGGAGTAGTGCTTGCTGCAGTCTCCGCTGATGAACGCGCAGCGCCTGAAGCTGGGATGAGGAAGGCGACGAGTATTGTTTTTCATAGTCAGTCACCTCCGTCGTCAATTGAGCATCTGACAATACGGCTGACATTGCTCTTCAGCTGACTAGCGTCCAAAATCCCGGAAAACGAAACACCAACTACATCGGAGGGAGTCTTTTCAAGGTTACAGTCAATGCACAGGACGCCGCCATCAGCTACTTCAATACGAACACGCTGCGTACCATCGCTGGAGGGAGTATTCATCTCGATATTGCGTCTTAAGATGATGTTGCGCCCCTTTGAACTGGAAACCGACGCGATTTTTCCTTCATTTTTCAGGATTCTAATGTGCCTTGCAACGGTGGACGGGGATTGAAGCCCAACGGCTGCGGCGATTTCTCTGTAACTCGGGGCGTAGCCATTGGTGTCGTGGCAGTCCGATATGTATCTAAGAATGCTGCTTCGTGTATCATTCTGTCTCATTATAATCATCCTTCCA